AGCCGCTGTTCTGGGCATTGGACTTTAACGTGAATCCAATGTCTTCGATAATTGCGCAGAAGTCAGGTGAGGAGATTAATGTGCTGGACGAAATCGTATTGAACCGGGCGAGCACGCTACAAGCGTGCGAAGAGTTTAATCTTCGGTTTCCGAATCATCAAGCGATGGTTGTGGTGTACGGGGACGCTTCGGGAAACAAAATGCAGACTACCGGAACAAGCGATTACGCCATTATCTCGGAATACTTGCAACGCAATGGATACATGAACTACCGCATGCAAGTGCCGGCGGCCAATCCCAGGATCAGCGAGCGGGTCGCCCTGGTGAACGCTCAACTGCTGTCGGCGTGTCAGCAGGTGCACCTCCTTATCGATCCGCGGTGCAAGGAATTGCTGAAAGACCTGGAAGAGGTCACCTACAAACCGGATAGCGGGATCATTGACAAGGAAAAAGATCCGAAACGGACGCACTTGACGGACGCTTTGGGCTACTTACTGTGGCAAGAGTGTACGCCGCAGATTGTGTATGGAGAGAAGGGCGATAGGTTATGTTAGACATAGAGCTACAGACGACGGCCCCGGATGTCACACGGGAACATCCCGAATATACCCGGAAGCGCGAAGTCTGCCGGCGATACCGCGATCTTTATGCGGGCGGCGAGCATTTCAAGGCCAACGCCACGCAATACCTGATCCCGCGGCACAAAGAGCCCGCGGAAATCTATTACGAGCGCCTGGGGCGTGTCTTCTATGAGAACTATGCCGGTTCAATCATAGACTGGTATGCGGCGACGCTTTTTAGGCGGGAACCGACGCTGGTTTTCGAAGGGGACGACCGCGGTCAGGAGTTTTTTGGCGGGTTTGTCGAGGACTGCGACCGGAAAGGCACAAGGCTCACCGATTTCCTGAAGCAGAGCTATATCGACGTCCTCGTGGGCGGTTGCAGTCATATTCTGATTGACTTTCCACGTCCTCAGAAGCATGCGGATACTCGCGCTGAGGAGGATGCCATGGGGTTGTCCCGGGCTTATCTGGTGGGATATTCCTCCGACGAACTTATTAATTGGAGTTACGACGAGCAGGGCAATTATGAGTGGATTGTCCTGCGGACGTCGATTCTTCGAAAGAAGACCATCGCCGACAGTTCGTGGACCCGCCACACGCGCTGGGCGTACTACGATAAGCGCACGTTCCAGATCTACGACTGCGAGGAGCGGGGCGGCGGCGGAGACCGGGTCGAACTGATAGCCGAGGGACGTCATGGGTTGGCGAAACTGGAGCGGGTCCCATTGGTCGACTTACGGGTTGGGGACGGGCTGTGGCTGATGAATCGCGCCGGATTATTGCAGCTCGAGCACTTCAATAAGTCCAATGCGCTGGGCTGGGCTCTGACGATGGGTCTATTTGCCCAGCCCGTAGTTTACTCGGACAAACAGTTCAACCAGATTGTCGGGGAATCTTACTATATTCAACTCGCTCCGGGAGATCGCTTCGGATGGACGGAGCCGACGGGTACCGTGTTCCAGATCGCCAGCGATAATCTGCTGCGCCTTCAACAGGAAATATATCGCGTGTGTTACCTGTCGCAGGCGGGTGGCGAGATCGCCGGAAGCGGAGTGCAATCCGGTTTGAGCAAGCAGCGAGACTTCTCGATCACACAAGAAGTGCTGCGTTCCTATGGCGACATGATCAAAGACGCGGTAAAACGCATTCTCCGTTGGATCGCGGAAGCTCGTGAAGACTCCGTGCGAATTGACGTCTCCGGATTGGACGAGTTCGACATCGGGGATTTCAGTTCCGAGATCTCGGACGCGCAACAGTTGCTCGATATCGGAATACAATCCACGACGCTGCGTAAACAGATCTACAAGAAACTCGCGCTGAAATACCTTTGCGACGTGCGTCAAGACATCAAAGATCAGATTGTGCGCGAGATCGACGCACAGCAGTAAGGCGGACGAAAATCCCAGGGAGGTTTATGGAAGAAGAACGAACTACAACGGCCACAAACGAAGTGCAAGGCGAACTACGTTCCGTGATCCGGAGCGTAATCGACGAATTTATGCGCGCGGAGCAAGTCAGATCGGAACCGGCCTACAAGACCGAGTTAATGGAAGAGCGCCGCCGACGGGAACAGTTAGAACAAAGGGTAAACGAATTAGCCGGCGAGAACAAAGTTAATAAGCAGATCGCGGAGGAAGCCGAGAAACAGGCGGCTGTCCGCGCCGAATTGCAGCGGCTCGGCGTCGCGAAGATCGATCTGGCTTTCCGCGCGGTGCGGGGAGAAATTCGCAGAAAAGACGATGGCCGGTTAATGGCTACGGCGGATCAGGGCGAAATGCCTATGCGCGAATACCTGGCGCAATTCATCAACGAGAATCCGGAACTGCTGCCGGCCAGGATCGCCGGGGGGTCCGGAATGGAACCGGTCCAAAAAGCGGCCCCGGCGGAACGTGGGATCGATCTGGACAAGATCAAGCCGGGCATGGATCCGGAAGAGTTGGACCGAGTGCGGAAAGAGATCTCGCGGATTGCCGCGCAAAGCTTACGCGGTATTTAAGACACCAGCGCGAGGGAGCCCGGACTCTCCTCGGCTGAACCAACAGAAAGAGGAAAAAACAGATGCCAACAATTACATCAGCAAATGTCGCGAATGCGATCGTGAAACTTGTGGCCGTGGATGCGCTGCCCGCGCTCTTGGGAAACCTGGTAATGGGCAACCTTGTAAATCGGGACTACGAGCCAATCCTGGCGCAGGCGGGCGACACCGTTAACGTGCCGATTCCGCCTACGTTGGTTGCGAATAACATCGCGGAAGGCGGAACGGTGCAAACGCAGAATCCCAGTCTGGGGAATGCGCAGATCGTTTTGAATACTCACGCTGAGGCGACGTTCCAGATTCCAGATGTCACCAAAGTGCTAGCTGTGCCCGATCTTCTGAAGCTGTATATGCAGCCAGCGGTGATCGCACTAGGGCAGAGAATGGAATCGGATCTCTTGAACCTATATGCGCAGTTCACCGCGAACGGATCGGTGGGGACTCCTGGGACCCCGATCACGGAGGCAGTAATCGATCAAGCGGAAAGCACGTTGTTCCAGGCCATGGTACCGCCGAGCGCGAATAAATACCTGGTGGTCAATTCCGCGACATATTCGGCTTTGCGGCAGATTCCTCGCTTCAGCGAATTCTACACCGCCGGCGACGCAGGTTTACGGGCGCTGATCGACGGCAGCGTCGGAAAGATGAAAGACTTCTACATTTTCCGCTCGCAGTTTGTATCTCTGACCGGAAGCGCGCCGGCGACGACGCATAACCTTGCATTCACTAAAGACGCGATTGGATTAGTTGTTCGGCGTCTGCCGCAGCCACTTCCGGGCACCGGGGCTATCGCCGAATACGCGGAAGTCGGCAACTTCGGAATGCGAGTAATCATGAGTTACCAGCCAAACACACTGGCACAGCAGTTCACTGTGGACGTGTTGTACGGGACCGGCGTTCTGCGTAACACTTTCGCGGTTCAAGTAAACAGCTAATCATCACGGTAGGAACTTGAGGAGGACCGGCACGAAGCCGCTAGTACGGCCGGTCCGTCTCAGTTAAGCATTCGAAAGGGGTAAATATGGACTTAAGAGCATTCTTTCAGAAAATCCGGACCATCGCTGCGACAATTCCAGGACAAGACGCAGTGGTGGCCAGTTTAGAAACATCGGATGGAGGGCGCGCGGGCCAGTTGGCAGAGGTTGCGCGGGAGGTGGCGGCGAAACTCATCGCGCAGGGTAAAGCTCGATTGGCGACGCCAGACGAGGCGGCGCAACTCAAGGCGGCCGCAGTTTCGGCTCTCAAAGCGGCAGCGGACGCCGGGGAGAGAGAGCTGGTGCAACTCAACGTTCTGCCACAAGCCGACTTAGACCTGCTTCGCAGTGTTCTTCAGAAGAAGTAGACCGGGTGCGAACATGGCCTTGTTACTCGATGGACTTATTAATACCAACGGCTCGCTCCAGAAGTACGAGAATTCGATCCTGACGGTTGCAGCGACGGAAGCGATCGATGTTACGGCGAAAGCGTCGCTCGCACAGGAGGAGATCGCAACCGACCTGCACTTGTTTCTGGATCGAAGCTCGCTTCACAACAGACAGTTCCTGGTTCGACGCCACGTGGACGTCAGGGACATCGTAGTCACAAGGCCGCTGAAGAGGTGGCACGCTTATAGGACGCTGGCCATGATTTATCGCGACGCCTATAACAATCAGCTCAACGACAGATATCAAGGCAAATGGACCGAATACGAAGAGCTGGCGGCCGAGGCGGAGCAAATCTTTTATCGCGCAGGCGCAGGCATCGTTCAGAATCCCGTACCGAGAGCGAGCGAGCCGTCGCTGACCACTATTCCGCTGGGCGTGAGCGGGGTCAGTTATTACGTTCGAATTTCCTGGATAAATGCCTTTAGACAGGAGGGGTGCGCGAGCGAGGTGCAGCAAGCGACTACAGGTGACG